CCCGTAAGAAGTTGGGGTTGGGCGGTCACCTTACACGTCACGAAGAGAACTGGGCTGGTGCTTTTCGTACCGAAATCAAAGCAGGCTTACAGGTCGGTCCGATTGCTACCCGTTTCAACTCCGCTAAGGCCCAGTCTGATGCGGCGAAGGCGTTGGGCGACATTCGCCCGTTCGTGATGGTCGCCATGCCTGACGGTACGAGCGAGGGTATCTGTCTTATGACCTTGACCGAGTTCAGTGAACTGGCTGCGCTGCTGTCGGCTAGGGTGGAGGGCAACTGATGGACTGGATTGTCCGCTTGTTTGCGGGCGTTACCGCCACCCTCGTTTTCGTAGGGCTTTGGGGGGTAGACCAGCCGACCCCTCCCACACCTACCCCCACCCCTCAAACGGCGCTCATAACGCTTCCTGACGCGTCTCAGACCACCTCTACGACCAGTCTCCCCCAGCCCCCCGCTACTGCCCGCTGCCCGCAGTGGTGGGGGCTGGCACGGGAAGCAGGCTGGACAGACGACCTCCTCCCCACCCTCGACTACGTGATGTGGCGGGAATCCCGCTGCGACCCCACCCAGCACAACACCGAACTCAACGCCGATGGTTCCACCGATGTCGGGTTGACGCAGATAAATGACAGGAGTTGGTGCCTACCCACACGTTGGTATTCGAAGGGATACTTGCAAACCATCGGCGTTCTATCTACTGTTGGATGCGAACAACTGTTCGACCCCCACCTCAACCTCCTCGCCGCGAAAGCCATCCATGACTACGCCCAAGAAACCAACGGCAACGGCTGGCAACCGTGGCGGCTCTAAGTACACCTACATGGAACTCCTCTCCGAATGGCGTCTCATCGACACCTACCAAGAATGGAAAGAAGACGCAGCCTGCCTCGGCACCGACTACGACACCTTCTTCCCCAACGTCGGCTACAACCAACACAACCTTGAAGCCAAACAAATCTGCGCCACCTGCCCCGTCAAGAAACAATGCCTCATGTTCGCCGTGAACAACCGCATCAACTACGGAATCTGGGGCGGACTCACACCCATCCAACGCAGAAACATACGACCAACCAAACGGGAGACACCATGAGCGACAACCAATCCATCTTCTACGAAGCGTGGATAACCGACCTACAACGAGATTTGGACTCGCTACGCGAGGACAAAAGAGAACTGCTACGAAAAGTTGCCATGTTGGAACAACTCGTGGCAGAGTATGGAAACAAAATGAACAACCTAATACACAACAGAGGAGATGAATAATGGAATCAGCAACATGGTACCGACTGAAAGACGAATCGTGGGGCGTCAAAGTCCGCTACGACGGACAAGAAGGCGACCAAGTAACCGTCACCAACAAGAAGGGTGAAGAGAAAACGGTGTGGCTCGCCAAGCGTGTCGCCAAGTTCGACGACGCCCAACTCTGGTCGGTCAGCGACGACAAGCCAATCACCCGCAGGGAAACACAGGACGAAGAGCCGTTCTGAATCCATGCACAAAGGGAAGTACTGCTATCCGACCGTGAAACTTTTGGAAGAGTTCGGCAACCGACCCTCGTCGGAACTCGCTGAACTGTTCGGTGTTTCACGCGACACCATCCACCGTTGGGCTAAACCAGACTCGACCATCAACCAGTGGGATGCCGACCGCTACGCGGTGAAGACAGGCAGACACCCTGGGGAAATCTGGGAGAACTGGTTCGACATCGGAAAGAAAGACCACGTTGGGGTGTGAGCATTGCGGTACGGTGGAACGGGCGTTGGCGAAATGGTCGAAAGAAATCTGCGACACATGCCCATGCCCGTGCCACCCGTACCGTGCAGGCAAACTGACCGCGAGTGACGAACGATGGCAGAAGAAACCAAACAAACGAAAGTCCGCTGCCTCAAATGCGGTGAAGTCGTAAGACACAACCCGCGCCAGATACAGGGATGCAACTGCGACCCCGACGCACCAACGTGGGTGTACATCGAACTCGACGGAAGAATCAAAGGCTTCTCACAAGCCGAATGGGAACGAGTCGACACGTGAACGACTTCGACCCAGTAAGTTTCAGCCTACTGAAGAACGCTTTGACCGCGCTCGAACAGGAAGGGATACTCGAAGTCGTCGGCATCGACGACAACGGGGAAGAGATGTACCAGATAACAGAGAAAGGAATCGCGTACTATATGAGCAACCAGATGGACTTCGATACTTGGGCACGCATCGGCTACGAATCGGGGTGGTGTTCACCGCCCATGTGCTACACGCACGACGGTCTTGCTGTGACAGCGGGCGAAGACGAAGACCTGAACGAAGGCAACGACCCGTGTATCCACATCGTGCGCCTCTATGAGTCAGTCGAACAGAAGAAGAGTTGCGAAGCGATGAACCCTGCTGCCGTGTGGCGGGCAACTAATCAAGGTTGGGAAGACAGCGAGTAGAGTTCCCCACCCCTCGGAGAAAGGTGAACGAGAGGCGGGGAGACTCCACTGCTAACGCCAGCGGTTGTGGTTGTACCGCTTTTTCTTTGGGCGTTTCACAGAACTATCAAACTCTACCTCGACGGGGCGCACGTTCGCAAATCCCCGCCACTGAATCGCAGCACGGCACGCAGCCTCACTGCCCCACAGGTAGATGAACCGTTCATCGTGGGTGAATGTCCGACCCTGCCACAGGTATTCCCCAGCCCAACATTTCCCGTCGGCTCGTTCTGCTCGCCATACGGTGCGTCTGGGGGTGGGCTTGGGTCGGAATCGTCTAAGCCAACTCATCGAGAGCCTTGACGATGCCAGCGATACGCTGCCCGTCAAACCCCGATGTCAGCCCGTCACGGCACGCTGCCACCAACTCTTCCAACCTGACCCGCCTCTGCCCAGCCTTCGTCGTCTTGGGTGAGTCGTGTACCTCTGCGTCGGTGTAGAACGCACGATACTTGGCGTGTATGTACGGGTGGCTTCGGTTGCTTCGCTTCCTCAGCATGAACACCGCCCCTGCTTGGTGAAGGTTCGATAGCGCGCCTGAGACTTGCCCGTGATGAAGGCTGAGTGCTTGTCCTGTGGTTGCCCATGTCGCACCGCCAGCACCTGTCTTGTCTAGGTAGTCCAAGATGAGGGCTTGTCTGTCTGCGAGTGTGCCGTCTTCGGCTTCCGTCTCTGCTCTGAGTCGGCTTGCCTCTGAGCCTGCGTGACCGCCTGTTCCGTCGTACGGTGTGAACGGGAGTTCGGGGTGCGTCATACCGCCACCTCAAAGTCATCGACCTTGATTTCCCAACTGTCGCCGTCGTCGTACGGTATCTCGGTTACGAAGTAGCCGATACGGTTCACGAACGAGTAGCCGTTCACGATGTAGGTTCCGTCGTCGCCGTCGACCCATGTCCAGACTTGGCGTTTGAGGTTGTGGTCGCACACGAACTCGTGTTCCTCGCCAGACGTGGAGAACATTATCCCTACCCCGTCGAGGTCTTGCCATGATGGTTCGTCGCTGATGGTGTTGGGTACGGGTCGGAAGAACGCTTCCCACTGTTCGACTGTTGCCGTGCGTGTCATCGTGCCACCTCGTAGTACTCGACCGAGAGCACTTGGAAGTCTTGACCCCAGTCGGTCATAAGGTCGGGCAACTCTTCTGGCGAAGTGTAGAAGAACACGAGGTCGTCTCGGTGTCCGAGCGAGTCGTACACCATGTCCTTGTCCTCGTCGTATTCTCCGAAGGAGAAGAACACGGGCGAGAGTGTGTTGTCTTCGTCGTGGTACTTGATGGTGCACCACGCCCCCGTTGCGTTTGCTGGTATCGGCTTCACGCTTCCATCTCCTTCCAGTGCCAGTCCACTTCGTAGCCCGCACGGGTGAACCCGTCCACCGTGTCTCCGATGGAGAGGGTTTGGGGCAGTGTGGCGAGCACTCTGCCTGTGGTCTTGTCGAAGATGACGAATCCCGCCACCAACTTTCTTGTTTCTGTGGTCATTACTTGTTCCCTTTCTCTGTTTGTTTGGTTATTGGTATTAGTTGTATGAACTTCTCCGCCCGAGCAGAACCACCGCACCTATGGCGAGGCGGTTCAGACGGCGTGACGTGAAGAGTGATGCGACACCCGCAAGCATCGCACCCCCACTCGCTACGCCGAGGCATCATCATTCCATGACTGAGGCAAACGCCTCAACTAGGCAGAACGAATCCCAAGCGTTGGTTGGTGCGTCACCGTGCGACATGCCACCCGTAACGACAAACTTGCGTTCGCTAGTCTTGCCGTAATCAACATAGAACCGAGTGGTATCTCGCCTGCCTGAGTGGTAGACGACCTTGACGGCTTTCCGCAAGTCCGCTTTTATCCGTTCGACAAGTTCGGGAGTGAACTCCTCGTCCTCGTAACGCCAGACACCGATGTCCGTGAGGTTGGATAAGTCGGCTTCGGTAATCGCCAACTCGTCAACCTTTCGGAGTGCTGTTTCCTCGTTGTGTTTGATTTCTATTGCGCTAATCATCAGGTCTGCGCCCATGATTTAGTTGTCCTTTCTCTGTTGGTTGTTTGGTATTCGGTATCGCTACCTTGCGGGTGGGGGAGGCTCGCACTCCCCAGCCTGCTAGTCACCCTGCCAGTTACATTTCGTAACGCAACGCACAGCGGGAGTACCAGTCTCCTAGTACCGCCACTAAGTTTTGGCAGATTCTTTCTCTCTTTTCTCTTGCTTTCTTGTCATACTCCGTATTGCTGTGCTTCACTTCTTCCATCGCTCGGAGTATGTCTTGGTAGTACCTGAACACTGCCATCATCACTTCTTCTTTTGTTTCTCGTGACATGGTGATGTTCAGAGTTACCTGCTCATCTTCTTGTAGGGTGTCCACTTTGTTCACCCCCTCTCCTTTCTCTCGTGTCGGGCGACCAGCCCGACGAAACCATCATAGCACACTTTCGGCAGTTTGTCAAGTGTGACTCTTGTCACACTACGAAACGGCGTGGTCATTGACCCCACCCCCGAACACCTGTTCGACGAACACCTGTTCGCCACACCTGCCACACCTTCACCCCAAGATGAAAAAACGGATACACCGCCAACCCGACAAGCGTCATCGTCACCACCGAGCCAGACAGAAACCCGACAGTCAGCATCACAACCCAAGTATGCCCGAGCGCATACCCCACTATCGGCGGTCTCATAGCAACCTCTCTTTCAGCCAACGCCCGAACGACTGACGGCGACCCTGCGAATCCCAAAACGCTAGACACGTCAACAGAATCGGGGTGAAGCAAGCGAGGTTCACGACGACCGCCCAGAACATGAACCTAATCATCGTCGCCTACCGTCAGGTCAGCGTCTAGGTATTCCCAGAACGGCAACCCCTCACAGCACTCAGGGCACAGCCTCTCGCCCTTGTAGTAGTGCCCGTGCCCGTCGGGGGTTTCAGCCCCGCACCTGTCGCAGTCGTATTCGGCGTGCCTCATACGGTCACCACCTCGGCGTGTCGCCCGCAGTCGGGACACACTTCGACAGAGGTGCGCGGGTCGCCCATCACTTCCCAAGCGACACGAACCCACCCGCCAAGCGGATAATGCCAGAGGCACGCGGGACACTCGGCTAGTTCTTCCACGACAACATCGTCGTACCCGTCATCGCGCCACGATTCCGCTATCGTCTCAGCCTCAAACGCGCCGAGGTAGTGGTCGTTCACTTCGCAACCGCCGACCCACACGGTGAACACTGTCGCGCTCATTCCGCGTCTCCTTCGTAGCACTTGTAGCAGGTGTAACCTTCCTCTTTCAGGTCATCTTCCAACCCGTCACAGTCACACACCTCAGCCAACTTCCCGCGCATAAGTTCTGTCGTGCGCTCTAAGTAAGCCCCGAGCCAATAGCCTTCGTAGTCTGCCAACTCGCCCCACGACCACCCTTCGGTGTTCAGGTCGCTCGGCATGAAGTCATCGAACGGCGAAGGCAGAACGTAATCGTGTAGTGTGCCTGCCTCGGCGGTGCGTATCCATTCCCGAGCGTGCTCGGGTTCTGCGGGGTCGGTTACCCAATAGTTTTCGGCTGCGTCTCGCCCGTGACGGGTCGCTAGTGCGTAGAGTTCGTCGTGCGTCACTTGCTCACCTTCTCTTTCTTGTCGGCTTCTTGTTGCTCTATCTCGTCAAGGCAAGCCCCGCACACTGTCTCGTGTTCGGCGTACCCTTCCATGCGATACCCGCAGATGTCGCACGCGCTCGTGTAGTTATCCCACTTCGGCACGGTCACGCACCCCACTTCTGATTCCACTCGCGCTCGGCACGCACTTTCGCCCGCGTATTATCGGCGATTCGGCGCAACATTTCCGCTATCTTCTCAGCACCCTCGGCACTGAGGCGTAGCGTCTGCGGGGTTCGGTGCCCGAGGTGGGTATCCAACCCGACCGCACGCAGGCACAAGTTTATTGTGCGTAGCGCCTCGTCTAGTTTCTCTTGCTCGGTCACGGTCACACCCCCTCGGCGAGTAGTTGCTTCACCGCTGACACCGCTTGCGCCCTCGTCGCGTACGCTTGGAAGTCGCCCACCGTGTCTATGTTTCCACCTGCTAGGGCTATGCGAATCGTGTACGCCTTCGCCCCGTTGCCGTAGTGGTCTTGCTCGCTCGTAATGAAGTAGCGACCCCCGTAGACAGTCGGTAGAACCCGACTGCCGAAGAATCGCATCGTGTCGGCATCGAAGAAATGCGAGCCTGCTCGCTTCGCCTCGTACCGTATCTCGTTAATACTTGTGTACCAATAATCCGTTTTCACTTGTGTTGCCTTTCTCTGTTGTTATTCGGTCACCAAGCACCACGCTTAGTGTTACCTTGTACCCTAGCGAGGTCGTGAGCCTCACGCAAGCATTACCTGTCTAGGGTCGCAACCTTGCTAGAACACCACCTCTACACACTTGGATTCGGTGCCGTTCCAGACGACCCCGAACCCGTGCCGTAGGAATGTTTCCACCACAACCCGCCCCGCCTCGGTGCGCTCGCCAGAATCGGCGACTAGCCCCGAATGATTCAGGAAGATAGACGCTATCGGTTCTTCGTCTTGGTAGGTGGGCGTGTAGGTGTAGACGGGCTTATCGTTCCGCCAAGTGAACGCGTTTCCCTGTCCGCCGTAGTGCCAGACGAGTGGCTTATCGTGGGGCAGGTCGTACGCTACGCACGAACGACAACAGCCCTGAACATTTCGTTTCGCGGTGATTCCGTTCTTGCGTAGTTCACGCATTGCGGAATCGAACGCCTGTTTTCTGGTCATTCTGTTTTGCCTTTCTCGTATTCGGTAGCGTACTCACCACGAGCACGCTCTACCTTGTACCCTAGTCGCCTATCGCGGGCGAGTCAAGTCTAAACTTGGCTAGGGTCGTATTGCCTCAGACGGTGACGGGGCGCGACTCCTCTACGCGCTTCACTGCCCGAAGGATAGCCCACCCGACTCGGTAAGCCGAAGTAAAACGCTCTCGGTCGAACCTCGGATTAGTGACCGCGAAGTAGTCCGCGAGTTTCTCGGCTACTTGGTCGGTCGCTGTTCGGTGTTCTTGGGATTCCGCGCCTACTACCGCGAGTAGTTTCGCTATGGCTTGGTAGTCCTTTCTCGTAATCATGTCTTACCTTTCTCTCAGGGTTCTGCCCTCATCAGTGGCGGAGAAACCGCCAGACGCCTCACGGCGTTTCGGGCTACCTAGATACGCTCTAGGTTCGTTTCCGCCACCGATAGCACGGTGTCGTAGCCGATGAGAGACACGCTAAGGTGTCCTTCCGTCTCGCTCGCCCCGATGACCTCAACGGTCGCGCCATCGAAGGCGGTTCCCGTCTTGGTCACCCTTGCGAGTGTCTGTTGCTTGTTCACTTGTGTACCCTTTCTCTAGGTATCGGGGGGCTTTCCCCCGATGAGTACACCATAGCGAACCCGTCGCCACTTGTCAACTTTTTCCACTGTGACTTTCGTCACAATAGCGAACTGTAACACAACCGCAACAAACCCCCAAACCTGTAAGGCAACCCTAACAACCCGTAAGGGTCACCTAACAACTTGTAAGGCTCACCTAACAGTAGGCGGACTTCCTCGGAAGTTACCGACGGGTAACTTACTGACGGGTAACTTGGTGGGGGTGGGGGGTTGTGGTGGGTTGACTGCGGAGAGTGAGCAGGCGAACGTGTGTTTGGTGGGGCGAACGTGTGTTCGCACGACGGGGCGACGGGTCACGGGGGGTCTGCCGAGCCACCCCCCTCTATGTGTATGTATAAGCGTCGGTCTGTGTGGTCATTTTTGTTGGTGGCAGGTTTGTGACCCAGGGAGGCAGGGAGGGGGGGGTAGGGTTTGTGTGGTTGTGCAGGTTTCGGGTGTTTGCTTCTAGAGCATCGAGGCTCAGAGGGTCGGAGGTTGGTGGTTGTGCGTAAGCACTCCCTCTTCTGGTGGTTGGCGGCTAGAGGCGACGGGCTACAGGTTTATAAGCCCCCCCAAGTTCTGTTTTACGCCTGAACCCGTCTGTTCTTTATACCGAAAGAAGGCGACCACCATCGGTCCCCTTTTCAGGCCATGTGTCCGTGCGGTCTAACCATGCTGCCCCAACCGATGATTGTGGTTGGGAGGAATGTAACCGTTTAGGGTCCGTATTCTTTTGGTGTTGCCTTGGATGGTAGCAGAAAGGTGTGCGTTGACGCAACATGCTATGTTTGTTTGCACTGATGGCGAAGCGTACGCAGCGTAAGGATGTGGGGGCGTGGCTTGGCGGTAATCGTGGGACGGTGCAATCAAGGATGCCTCGGTCTAATGCGTCGGATACTGAGGCGAAGGCTGATGCTGGTGGTGGGCAGATGGAGCAGGTTCGTGCGGAGTTGGGGTTGGGTGCGTATGCGGCTGGGGTTGGTGCTGCTGGTGCTATTGGTGCTGGTGTTGCGGCGGTGAAGTCTGGTGCTGCGGCCCGCGGGATAAATAGGTTGCGGGGTGAGGTTGTTGGTTTGCACGGTTCTCCCGTGGGTGGCCTAAAAAACATTGAACCAAGAACACCAATCAGGGGACCCAAAAAAGGGGAAGGTGCCAAAGTGTACGTTTTTCGCACTGACCAGTCTCCCGTGAGGAATCAGAATCTTGCAAATGTCGGAAAATCGAACACGGATTTAGCGGACAGCATTGAGTTGTCTAGGAAGTATGCGACTGGTGAAATGGGTTGGCTCAAACCGCAAACTCCTTCTGGTCAGGGGTCTGTTTATGTTGTGCGGACGCCGAAGAGGGCTACTGATTTGTCTCAGGATTCTTTGAATCGTGGCATTTTGGCGACCTCATCTTCTTCCCGAGCGAAAGTTGTTTCGGAAATAAAGTTGGCTGATAAATCGCCTGAGCAGGTTTTTTCTGAAGTTGCAAAAAAGTTGAAGCGTGCTGGCGTAAAAGTTCCTAAGAAGAAGTAATGCCAGCAGGTAGGTCGGGGAGGCGGCAGATACCGCCGCAGGATGTCGCACGCTACTGGCAGTCGCGTGCTGCTGGGATGTCGATTCAGGACGCATCGAAGATTGCTGGGGTGCACGTCAATACGGCGTCGAAGTGGGAGGCGAAGAAGCGGAAAGCGGCTGCGGAGATTCAGTTGGCTGAGGTTGAGGTCGGTCAGGTGCGTAAGAAGCAGGGTGGTGTGCAGGCGGAGCAGTGGAAGGCGGCGATGGATGTCGCCGATTTGCCGCCCGTCATCCCCTACGAGCGGTTGAGCCCTGAGGCGCAGAGGGGTTGGGATGATTTCGACTACTTCAGACGCCGATACTTAGGCCGAGTACCTAGCCCGTGGCAGGTGGATGCTGCGTACAAGATTGTGAAGATGCTGGAATCTCCTGAGAAGGAGTTCATTCTCATCAACTGTCCGCCTGGTGCTGGTAAGTCGACGTTGTTTCACGATTTTGCGTGTTGGATGATTGTGCGTAACCGCAAGATTCGTGTGCTAATCGGTTCAGCGACACAAACCTTGGCGAAGATGTACAGCCGTCGTATCCGTGAGACGTTGGAACGCCCGTTTCCTTTGCATCCTGACCCGATTTTGGTGGAGAAAGGGTTGGCTATCAACGCCGAGGGCTGTCTGTCTATTGACTATGGGCGGTTCAAACCGTCATCGAGTGGCGCGTTGTGGCGTGCTGAGGAGTTCATCGTCGAACAAGAAGACCTCTCAGGTCTCGACAACAAAGAACCGACCGTTTCTTCGTACGGTATTGACTCAGAGTTCATCGGTCATCGTGCCGACCTCTGTTTGTTCGATGACGTGGCAACCCCAGAGAACGCAAAAGAGTCCGTCGCCAGAGACAAACTTTTGGAACGGTGGGATACCGTCGCTGAGGCACGCGTCGACCCAGGCGGCTTGTTGGCTGTTATCGGTCAGCGTTTGGGACCAGGTGACCTCTACGCCCATTGTCTCGCCAAAGTGACTTACGAGGAAGACCCTGACGCGTACGACGGGTCCGACGTCACCGACGTTTCCAACGTCCAAGAACCAGAGAAAAAATCCAAGTACACGCATTTCATTTACAAGGCTTACTACGAGGAACTGGACACGGGGCGCGAATCGAAGAAAACTACTGCACCACCCTGGCCCAACGGACCGCTGTTGGACCCGTACAGGTTGTCGTGGAAAGACCTCTCATACCTGAAGCACTCGACGCCTGCGAAGTTCCAGGTCATCTATCAGCAGGAGGACATGGCGCAAGGCAACTATTTGATTGAACGCGTCTGGGCAACGGGCGGCATGGGCAACGATGGCGTGTTGTATCCAGGGTGTATCGACAATGACCGTAGGCCTGGGTACATTCCGTCGAATCTGGAGCCGCCGATTATTTCGATTGCTTCAGTGGACCCTTCGCCGACGAACTTTTGGGCTATCCAATGGTGGCTCTACCAACCCAAAACAAACCTGCGCTATTTGATTGACTGTGAGCGGGTGAAACTAACGGCGGAGGAACTACTTGGTTTCGATACGTCGAGCCGCGAGTACGGCGGCATAATGGAGATTTGGCAGAACAGGTCGTTCGAGATGGGCTACCCCATCTCCCATTGGATTGTTGAGGTCAACGCCGCCCAACGGTTCCTCCTCGCCCACGATTTCGTTCGCAAGTGGCAAGCCCTTCACGGGGTCAACGTCATCCCTCATACAACCTCCAGGAACAAACTAGACGAAAACCTGGGTGTGGAGGCGTTGCTGCCGAACTTGTTTAGGACGGGTCAGGTTCGCCTGCCGACGATGCGGGAAAACTGGAAGACGTTGGCGTTCGTCGAGGAGTTGTCGTCGTGGACGCCGAACAAGAAGAACGGGACTGACCTCGTGATGTCGTGCTGGTTTGCCATGTTGCATCTGCCTGAGTTGGGGCCGTTGAAGGTTCCGCCTCGCCTGTGGCGCCCTTCCTGGATTTGATTTGCTATCGTATTGGAGACTGTGCGCTCACTAGACGAAATCGTTGAACTGTACCACCAGCGCCGACTCGCTGCTGGACCTGTTCATGAGCAGATGCGCCGTGTCCGCGACCTTGCCAACGGCGACGTCGTTGTTCCACTCAATGAGTTGGACCGCAACGCCAAAACCAACGTAGCAAACCTGCTCGTACAAGGGCTTGAACAGATGTCGATGCGCGTCTCATCCACGATGCCGAATCCGTATTTCCCGCCTGTGAAGGAGGGTTCGGAGAACTCGAAGAAGTTGGCGCGTATGCGTAAGAAGGCGATGCTCGGTTTCTGGGATGAGAACCGTATGCAGATGAAGTTGCGTCGCCGCGCACGACACCTGCTCGCGTATTCGTCTTCGCCAGTTTTCTTGAAGCCTGATTTCTCGACGTTGACCCCGAAGTGGCAGGTGCGTAACCCGTTGGACACGTTCGCCGCGCCGATGGATGACGACGATGTGGTTCCAGAGAACTGCATCTTCACTTCGCGTGTCACCGCGTCATGGTTGTTGAAGAACTATGGGGAGTTGGTGTCGGGTCAGTTGCGTTTCGGTCGCGTCGACTCAGATTCGCGTTACACGCTGCTGGAGTATGTGTGTGATGATTCGATGCAACTCATCGTGTTGGGTGCTGAGGATAATCCTGAGTTGTCGCAGTCTGAGCGTGCGGGTTTGCAGGCAATCCTTTTGGAGGCAATCCCGAACCGTACTGGTATGCCGCTCGCTGTCGTCCCGCAGCGAATCACCCTCGATAAGCCGCGTGGTCAGTTTGATGGCGTGTTGGGGATGTATTACACGCGTGCACGTTTGCAGGCGTTGACGGAGATTGCGATTGAGCGCGGCATCTTCCCCGAAGAATACTTGGTTGCCCGCCCTGGCGAAAACCCAGAAATCCTGCAACTTGCTGACGGCAAGTCAGGCATCCTCGGTGTCGTCAAAGGTGGCGACATCCAGCAGTTGCAACTAAATCCTGGTTACAAAACCGACACAGCCCTCGACCGTCTGGAACGCCAAGAGCGTCTTGAAGGCGCGATACCCGCAGAGTTCGGCGGCGAGTCCGCAACCAACATCCGAACTGGTAGACGCGGCGAGGCCGTGCTTTCAGCGACGGTGGATTACCGTGTACAAGAAGCACAAGAAATCTTTGCCAACTCGATACTCCACGAGGATAAAATCGCAATCGCATTAGAGAAAGCCTATTGGGGTGGGCAGCCCAAAACGTTCTTCATGTCTGGTCGTATGACACAAGGGCAGGAGACGTACACGCCGAACAAGGTGTGGCAGACGGACTACCACTTCGTTTCGTATTCGGCTGCTGGCACCGACGTCAACAACCTCATCATCGGATTAGGTCAGCGTCTCGGTGTCGGTTTGATGTCGAAAGAATCGGCTCGCGAAGCAGACCCGCTGATTTCCGACCCCGACTTCGAACACGACCGCATCATCGCCGAAGGCGTTGAGGATGCGCTGTTGGCGTCGATTCAGCAGCAGGCTGCGAACCCGCAAGGCCCGTACCAGCCCGAGGATTTGGCGTACCTCACCCGTCTCGTCGTCGAACAAGACGTCCCACTATTCGAAGCGGTCGCCAAAACCGATGAGCGTGCACGTCAACGTCAAGCCGAAGCCATGCCGCAGGGTTCACCCGAGACGATGCCAGGGTTGGCGATGCCAGGTATGGGTGCCGAGGCGCCTGCTGCTGGTCCTGTGGGTGAGCCGTCGCTCGAAGAACTTCTCGCACAACTCGGGGGATAAATGGTTCAGCCACAGTTCAAAGGTCAGACGTACGGTGAGGGTGCTGCGCAGGAGCGTCGCGTTCAGGCGGTGCCGACTGGTCGGGCGCCAGCAGAGCAGCGTGCACAACAGGCCGCCCGCCGCGCTGTTCCAGCGGCACCAGGTTCGCTTACCGCGCCTACTGCTCGTCCGATGGAACCTATTACCGAGGGCGCACCGTTCGGTCCTGGTGGCGGTCCCGCTGCCGCAGGCATCCCGATGATGCAACCCGCTGGCGACAACGTGGTCGAGGAGTTGAAGGCGATTTACCAGCGGTTCCCGAACGACGATTTGGCTGACCTTCTGGATTCGTTTCTCCGTGAAGGATACTGATGTCCTACGGGGTGCTGCCAGAAAAGGCTGACGAAGACGACATCCTCGACGGGATTGAGGCGAAGAACAAGTTCCGTCAAAACGTTGCGGCTACCGCGACACCAGAGTTGTCTGCCCGTATCGGCGAGATTTATCGTGCGAACCCGTGGATGAAACCTGGCGAGATTCTCGCGTTGGCGAAAGCGGGCGCTTCGGACCAGTTGGTGAAAGCGGCATCGGAACAGTCTGGGAAACAGTTGCCGACCCGTCTCGACCCGACGACACCACAGAAAAAGAACTGGTTCGAACGTAACGTCGGCGACCCAATCAAGGCGTTGTCGCGTTACACGTTCGCCACCCTGAACCTCGCACCCGAGTTGGTGCAAAACGTTTCTTCGCAACTGTTGAACAAGAACAATCCTGCTGGGTTTGACGGCTGGTTCAAATCGACTTCGTTGGGGACGATGATTGCCGCATCGAAGGGTGAGGTTGACCCTGTGACTGGTCAGGCGATTACTTCTGGTGAGGGTTTCTTTTTGGGTGGTACGGCTGCGGAGAAGCAGTCCGAGCGTGCGCGTCGTGTGCGCGGGACCATCAACGGTTCGGCGTGGACGTTGGGTCGCGGTGCGGCTGATGTGGTGTTCGCGCCAGGTTCGAAGCCGTACGCGTTTCTTTCTGGTTTGGTTGATGCGTCGGTGGCGGTGTTCGCGGACCCGACGCTGTACGGCGGCAAGGCGTTGAAGGCTGCGCGTGCTGGTAGGGCTGCTGTTCCGAAAGTTCAGACCGCCGATGAGATTGCTGCGTTCGCCAAGGTAGCCGCCCAAGGTGAACTTGCTGCTGCTGGTTTGTCGCAAGCCGAGACGGTGGCGTGGAACGCATCCAAGTTCCGCAACTGGGCAGAGACGAACGGGAAAGCACAACGTCTCATCAACACGCTCGTGGAAAAAGATGACGCTTACGACATTTTTTCGAACGTGTTTAAAGGGAAGATTGACGTCGCGGAAGCGAACCGTTTGGCGAAAGCAAAAAGCCGAGAAGAAGTTCTTGCCATCATCGGCGAACAAACCAACCGCCTCGACGCAGAACTCTCAGGCCTGTTCCCAACGGACATCCGCCAAATCGTCAAAGCCCGTGAACGCATCCCTGGATACAACTGGCTACGCAACAGCAAACTGCTCACCAAGATGCCAGAAATGGTCATCAAGACTGGCAGCGCACGCGACTCGGTGAACGCCGTCAACTCCTACGGCAACTACCTGAAGTCCATCGGACTCAAACTCACCGACGGTGAAGGCAAAGAGTTCATGAAGGAAGTCATGGACGTGTTCGCCGACCCGAACGCGGCAGGCTCAGGTCGGGTCAACGAACTGTTCGAAAAAATCGTGAAGAAAACGGTGAGCGACGAACTCACCAAAGGTGTCGGCGCATTGGCGAAGGAGGATGCCGATGCGGTTGCCGACGAACTGTTCCGCCGCGTCGCCAAAACCAAGGAAGAACTCCGCCTCTACCTCGTCGACGAAGCAGGAGAAATCGACGACTTCGGGCTACTCCAATCATTGAGAGACTCAGGACAACTCGTCGTCGACGGCGACTTGAACCCTGCGACCCTCGCAGACCTACGGCTCGCTGGACCAGGTTCGCTCGCCGAACTTGCAGACAAAGTGCAGGTCCTCCCAGACCTTCGCGCCGTACGTCGCGTCACAGCCAACCCGTTCATCCGCCGCGCGCTCTCTAAACAAGCCAAGTTCGCCGACGTCCCATCCGAAGCCGCGCTGCTTCGCGGCATACCCGCCGAGGAAGCCCCACGCGAACTCATCCGCGGCGCAGGAAAATCACGTTCCGCCATTGCCGTCGCCGACTACCTGCAAAACGAGGTGTGGAAACCGCTCGCCCTGATGACTGGCGGATACATCTTCCGCAACATGTTCGACGCCCAAATCCGCATGGCGACCGTCGGCAAAGCAGGATTCTTCAGCCACCCGTTCAAGTACATGCAAATCGTGTTGGGTAAAGCGTTGCCAGAAAGTTTCGTCGGACGCACCTTCGACGACATCGACTACAACAACATGGTCGGCAAATGGGATGAATACACCGATGACTACGAGGAGGCGTTGTCGTTCGGGTTGCGTCGCAACATCGACGACCCAGAAACCGCGTACAAGCGTGCACTGCGCAGCGATTCGATGGTCACCGTCGCCAAGGTCAGCAACAAACCCCAATACCTGAAAGGTTTGTACGAGGAACTACGCCGACTGTCGTTGGACCAGATAAACAACGCCGTAGCCAAGGGGATACCGACCGAGGAAATCGTCAACTGGTTGCGCAACAACCAGGACCCGAAAGCGGTCAAGGCGTTGGAAAGGCTTCGCCGCTACCTGGAGGGCGGTCTTGACGCATACGACCCTGGCACCAAACGGATGCACACCGTCCGCGTCTCCAGCGGCAAGGTTGATGACGACATTCTGTCGCGTTGGATAAACCGTCTCGGCAACCCGCGAATCGACCTGACCACGGGCGGGGACGAGACGCTGCGTTTCGCCGTTGCCCACCGCCGTCTTCCCCTCGCTGCATCGGAAACAATCGACCCGCGCAACCTTGCGGACGCCGATTTCGTCGGCGGCACCCTGCGTCGCGGTGTCGGCTCAGAGGTGCGTCTCGGCATCGAGGACGGCAGGGAGATTCGCGGTGTGGTTACCGCAGTCAACGGCGACACGTCGTGGACCGTACGCCGACTGTCCGACAACGACGTGTGGGACACCGCAGCAGGTCGCAAAGAGTTGCAGGACTACATCCTGCAAGTGTACGAGACACGTGGCAACAACCTGCCGCGCCGCGTCAAGTACGCCCCAGAACTCGGCGAAGCAGAAGCATTGGGCATCACCGAGAAACAGAAGCAGGCCCTCCAGTTGTGGAACCGTGGCGTCAACTTCTTCTTCGACAACGCGTACGGCAGGCTCAGCCGCAAGTTCGAACGCTCACCGATTTACCGCCAGTTCTACTATGAGCAGTTCATCGACAACGCAGACCTGTTGACGCGTGAGCAGGCGCAACTGTTCAAGTCATCCATCGAAGGTCGCGCATCGTCGCTCAACATCAGCAAAGAGGCGCTGTTCGGCGGCAAAGACCAGTACGACTCACTCATCGCCAAACTCGACTCTGCGAACGGTACGGGAACCGTGAAACAGTTGGAAGACTACGCAGGACTTCGCGCCCTTCAATCAACCAAGGAAACTTTGTTCAATGCGGTTGAACGGAACAATCTGGAGGACATCCTGCGCATCATCGTCCCGTTCGGTCCAGCGTGGCGCGAAGTGTTGAAGCGGTACGGAAGTTTCCTGTATGAGGACCCGACCCGTATCCGCCGCGCCCAACTCGTTGTAAATGGTGCCGTCAACTTCGACCCCGACGCCGACGGACAAGGATTCTTTTACAAGGACCCGATTACTGGGCAGAACACGTTCAACATCCCGTTCTCTGGCGACCTCGCCAAACTCATCACTGGTGTCAACGCGCCGTTGCAGGCGCCAGTCAAAGGCTTGTCGATGGGTTTGCAAGTCATCCCATCTATCGGACCTGTTGCGCAGATAGCCGCATCGGAACTCATTCCAGATACCCCGTCGACGGACAGCATCGTGGAGATTCTGCTGCCTTACGGCAGGAAGAAAGGTGGCGCCCTCATCCCAGGGTATGTGACGAAGGCGTATTCGGCGTTGCGTGACAACCCAGGCAAAACGGAATCCATCTACGCGAACACGTACACCGAAACCGTTCGCGCCCTATCCGCCACGGGCGACTACAACCTTGATGACCCAGCCGAAAAGGAACGTCTCCTCAACGACGCCAAGTGGCGTGCACGTGTCCTCACAGGGTTCCGTGCACTGTCACAGTTCCTCGGACCAACCTCGGGCGTACCCGAGGCAATCGTAGAAACCGACAAGGGCGACATCTACGCCTCGTATCTCCTGAAGGCGTTCCAGGATTTGCAGACCGAGAACTATGACACGGCGGTCAAACGGTTCCTCGACATCTACGGCGACGACGCCCTCCTGTACGTCTCCTCAAAAACGGAAGCCCAGCAGCCAGGGTTGGCGGCAACCGAACAGTTCGGTCAATGGGAACGCAAAAACGGTCAACTGTTGGAAGCCTTCCCGCTGGTCGCCGCCTACTTCGCACCAGGGGGAGACGACTTTTCGTTCTCCGTGTGGGACCGCCAGATTCGCACAGGGAAACGTGAACGTCTCACCGCAGCCGAGATGATTGACTTGGCACAGTTGCGAGTCGGCAACGCCATCTACCGCGACCTGAAACGTCAGGCGGGCAAGTATCCGCCCGCAGAGGTGAAGGAATGGTTGACGCGTCAACGCGAGAAAATCAACAAGAAACTTCCTGGCTTCCCAGTCAAACCCGTGTTTACGGTCGGCGAGTTCGACCGCAGCATCAGGGAAATGAAACGTGCGGTTGCCGACCCGAGGCTTGCGGACAACGAGATTGCTGGCGCAGCCCGCGAATACCTCAACTATCGTGACCAGGCCATCGCACAATACGTGCAGGCTGGTGGCAAGGAAGGCGGGTTCGCTACGGCGAAACAGGCAGCCGATTTGCGGCAGTGGCTGTTCAACATCGGCACCGCGCTCGCGGATGCGGTACCAGATTTCCAGCGTGTGTGGGACCGTGAACTAGCATCAGAGGTCGACGAACTATGAGCAATGGAACGAAACCTGTTGACGACACCATTGTCGACATCGAGCCGATGCCCACGGTCATCCCGCGGACGACAGGCGTGCCGAGGTATTCGCTCGGCGCAGATTTCCAGTTCACTGAACGCCCAGTCACCCAAGGTGCTTTGGCGTTGGTCGGCACACAGGACTATTACGGGCAGCAGTATTTCACGCAACGCGGAAACAAAACCTATTACAAAGGCCCAGGACTGGTTGACGGTAACGGTGTCATCAAACGCGCCCCGTACGACCCGTACAACCTTGACACGGAGGCGTACCGTTTCCTTGCTGGGAAGGGTCGCGGTGAACGTATCGCGTTTCTGAACACGCTCGCAGACTACGGACTGTATGAGGGTGGGAAGCCTTCGGTGACGACGTTCGACGGGAAGGATTTGGAGGCGACGTCGAAGTATTTGATGGAGTTGAATCGTTGGGGTGTCACCGAGGACATCGGGTTGGCGTATTTGAAGAACGAATACCCTGGCGGACAAGTGAAGACGGGTCGCACGATTCGTGTCACCGCGAAAGAGGACATCCAGACGGTGTTGCGTGAGGAGTCTTTCCGCCAGTTGGGTCGCACGATGACACCGAAAGAGGTTCGTGACGCGGTGCAGTTCATCCAGTCGCGTGAACGTCAGGCGCAGATGGGTGGCCCTGAGCAGGCGCCAGCGTTGAGCACGCTCGCTACGCAGGCCGTTGGTCGCGGCAGGGAACAAGAGGTGCAGTTGGAAGGTTTCCGTACGTTGGCTGATTTGATTGAACGCACGTTCGGAGGTGCGTGATGAATCCGTGGGATAAGGACGCGCCGTGGATAAACGCGCTACGCATCAGCAAGGAAGCAAAGCAGGCGCTGTGGACCCAAGTCAAGGCTGGGAACGTCACGGAGAACGAAGCCGAGTCCTACAACTGGGGTGTTTTCACCGACATTGCGAACTTCATGCGTTGGGTCAAGGCTGGTCGTGTAGAGGGGACACCAGTTGGCGATTTGCAGAAGGCGCAAACCGACATCGAAACGATTCGCAAACGTATCGACACCACCGATGCAACAATCACCTCCTACGAAGAGGCGCTGGTTGCCAGCAAAACCGACAACATCAAAATCGGCAAACGGACCCTGAAGCGAGACAAGGCAACCGCAGACCTTGAGAAACTTCGGGACAACCGCAAGTTCCTCTCCGAATCGCTTGACGACATCGTGAAGAAGGTGAACATTACGAACCGCGAGTTGTTCGACAGGCAACAGTACGCCGATTCGTGGTGGCAAAGGTACGAACGTACGAAGAACGTGGAGGATTTCAAACAGTGGCAGATTGCGAGCGCCGCCGTAGGTGCGCAGGCCGTGTCCGCCGTCAACATTCCTGGACCCAACGTTCGTGTCGGATTCGGTGAAACTGGCACGGTTCGCCAGCCGCCGATTAGTGCCCGCACGGATGCAATGGGTAGAACTGGTTTTGGTGCAGGCCCTTCAACTGCGGGCGTTACCACACCGCCAGTAACAACCACTACCTCAACCACTGGTGCCGCAGCAGCACCGAAGCCAGTTACCCGCAAAGACGTTACGGCTGGACTTGCGGCAGCGGGTTTGGCTGATACCCCAGAGAACCGTGCGACTGTACGCGCCGACCTGGAAGCCAAACAGACAGGGAAACCCACCGCACCAACGGCATCGTGGGAAGAACTCGTCGCCCAACAAGCAGGCGAATACGCATACCTCCTCGACCCGAAGTACGAGGGTGTCCCCGACTTGCTGCGCAAAGCAGTCCAACAGGGATGGTTCAAGTCGCAGGAAGGTTTGGCGCAGTTCGTACAGGAACTGAAGAAGACACCGTACGGGTTGAACACGACCAAGGCGCAGCAGGCGTTCGACCTGAAAACACCAGCCGAAAAACAGTTGGCTGTCCAGAAACAGATTGACGCGATTCGCGCCGAGTACGGCGAAATCCAGTTTGACCAATCCACCCTTGAAGAAGTCGCAGGCGTGGCAGCCCGTAACGGTTCAACGGGCGTAGATTTGGGGCGTCTCGTTTATCGTGCGGCGTTCAAACGTGGTGCAGCGGCGCCCACGTTCACCGCGCCGACGGCAGCCAAGACTGCGTTGGGTGGTGCCGATGCGGACCGTATCCGCGCCATCTACCGCGCCTACGCGCAACGCCCAGACGACGAACAGATTGCCCGTATCCTCGCACAAGACGTTGACCCTGCGAGCGGTGTCGTGATGACCGAGGACATGCTGCGTAACAATCTGCGTGATTTGGCGAAGGTTTCGTACAAGCCGTTCGCGGATTTGTTGGACCGCGGCGTGTCGGTGCAAACGATTTTCTCGCCGTATCAACAGATTGCGGCAAGCGTTTTGGAGCAGGCGCCAGACCAGGTTGCGTTGATTGATGACCGCGGCGTCCCGACGAAGTTCGCCACCGCACTCATGGGTAAGGAACCGATGTCGTTGACGGATTGGATTACTACGTTGAAGTCGGATGACAAGTATGGTTGGCAGTTCACGAACGAAGCGAAACAGCAGGCAAGTAATCTGGTGATGAAGTTGGAGAAGGATTTCGGGTTCCGCGCATGAGCATGGCATTTCTTCCAGAAGAAGATGTTGCAACGATTCCTCCTGATTTGCGTCAGGAGTTGGTGGCTCGTGGTGCTCTTTCGCCGAATCAGCCTGGGTTGACGGCACCATACACTCCGCAAGAGGATGGCGGTACTGGCGGTGGCACTGGTGGTGGCGGTACTGGTGGGGAAACTGGTGGTGGCGGTGCTGGTGGTGGCGGCACGGGTGGGGAAACTGGTGGCGGCACGGGTGGTGGCACGGGTGGGGAAACTGGTGGCGGCACTGGTGGCGGCACTGGTGGCGGCACGGGTGGTGGCACGGGTGGGGAAACTGGTGGCGGCACTGGTGGCGGCACTGGTGGCGGCACTGGTGGCGGCACTGGTGGTGGCACGGGTGGGGAAACTGGTGGGGAAACTGGTGGGGAAACTGAAACCGAACGAATCGCCCGCCTTGACCGCGAACAACGCGCAGCACAGTTCGCCGCACAACAAGCCGCCGAAGCCGCGGCAGCAGCCTCACGCCGAGAAAACGCTTTCGGGGTAATCAACTCCTTCCTCGGTCGCGCAGGACTACGGGGCCTAGAATCACAAATCCGCGCCCTGCTTGCCCAAGGCATCGAGGACTCCGACGCCATCCTGTTCCAGTTGCGAGACACCGAACAGTTCCGTACCCGTTTCAAAGCGAACGCAGCCCGCGCATCCAAAGGGCTACCCGAACTTGACCCCGCCACCTACATCGGATTGGAACAGCAATACCGTTCAGTGCTCGTAGCCAACCGTCTACCAGCCGAGTTCTACGACTCCCCAGACGACTTTGCCCGCCTCATCGAAGGCGACGTCTCCCCCTCGGAGTTTCAAGCCCGCATCAACCAAGGGTACGCCAAGGTCCGCAATGCCGACCCGCAAGTCTTGAACACCCTCCGCCAGTTCTACCCCGAGGTGGGCAACGACGAGAACGCTCTTGCCGCCTATTTCATTGACCCAGACCGCGCATTGACGAGCCTGCAACGCCAGGTTGAGGCTGCCCGTATCGGTGCCCGCGGCAGGGAACAGGCAGGCTTCCAGTTCGGTGCGGGAACCGCAGAAGAACTGGTCCGCCGCGGCTACACCGCAGAAGGAACCCAAGCGGCGTTCCAACGTGCAGGACAGTTGGCTGGCTTGTATCAAGAGATGGGCGGGGAAGAAGGGCTGACGGAAGAACAGAAGGTTGGCGCCGCCCTCGGATTCGATGTTCAGGCAGAGCAGGCGTTGTTGCGTCGCCAGCGTCAACGTCTCGCAGAGTTCCAAGGTGGCGGCGGATTCGCCCGCACCTCTGGCGCAACCTCTGGCACAGTTGAAACTGGTGTCGGAACCGCCCAGTAGGGTACTTGACACCGAAGTAGTCATACTGCTACTTTCGTAGTCGTCACATAAGACAACAGCCACCAGGAACCTCCAACCTGGTGTGGGTAAAGGAGTGAGCCAATGTCAAACGTCCACGATTTCGAAGACGATTCTGTTGACGAGGCACCGAAAGACCCCGTGCGTGCACGGATGCGTCTGCTGGAAAAGGAAGCCGCTGAACTAAAGAAACAGTTAGCGGAAGCCGAATCAGTCAAACGCGAAATGGCTTTTATCAAGGCTGGAGTCCCGATGGACAACCCAGTCTCGAAGTATTTCGTGAAAGGCTACGACGGCGAAGTCACCCCAGAAGCCATCCGCCAAGCAGCGGAGGAAGCGAATCTCATTGCGAAGGCTGCGGAGAACGCGCAAGCGAAATCCGAGGCTGATGCGTGGAGCCGTATTACGAAGGCCCAGCGTGCAGGTGAGACGAGCGAACCGATGGTCGATTGGTCAACCAAAATCAACCAGGCTCGTAACCAGGATGAAGTGATGCAGATACTGGCTCAAGCAAGGCAAGAAGCAGAAAACATCTAGCCCGCAGGTCCCCGTGCCTGTCGGGGGAAAGCAATAACAGGTAATGACCAAGACACAACAGAGCGACCTGCTCACAGACCAGGTTGCATTTGACAGGATTGCGTACTTCGCACTCCGCAGCGAACTTCTGTTCGACGCGGTTGCAGACGTGATGCCCGTCGCACAAGCAATGCCAGGCTCATCGGTGAAGTTCACCATCTTCAACGACCTGAGCGAAAAGACCAGCACCCTCACCGAGGACACCGACGTCACCCCAGTGGTGATGGGCGACAGCCAGGTTGAAGTGACGCTGAACGAGTACGGCAACGCTGTCAACACCACCGCCAAGTTGCGTGGAACTTCGTTCCTTGACGTGGATGCGGCAGCCGCCAACCTGGTCGGCTACAACGCTGGTATCAGCATCGACGGCGTTATCCGTGACGTCCTCGCCGCTGGCACGAACGTCGTCTACGGTGGCGGCGGAAGCACCACCCCGACGGCCCGCACCGAAATCGAGGCGACCGACATCATCGAAGCGAACGACGTCCGCAAGGTTGTCGCCGCTCTCCGCAAGGCCAACGCCGTTTCGTTCAACGGCATGTACATGGGTTACATTCACCCCGACGTGTCATACGACCTCCGCAAGGAGACTGGTGTGGCTTCGTGGCGTGACCCGCACGTGTACAGCGACCCAGCGAACATCTACAACGGCGAAGTCGGAGCCTTCGAAGGCGTGCGTTTCATTGAGACGCCGCGTGCGAAGATTTTCGAGAACGCCTCGAACGGCTCAGGCTCGACTGGCACCGTGGATGCGTACTGCACGCACATCGCGGGTCGTCAGGCCCTCGCCAAGGCACACTCAATCGTGGATGGCAACGGCGCGTTCCCACGCGTTGTCCGCGGTCCAGTGGTTGACGTGCTCCAGCGTTTCCAGCCTGTCGGCTGGTACTGGCTCGGCGGCTACGCACGATTCCGTGAGGCTTCGCTGCGTCGCATCGAGTCGGCTTCGTCGCTCGGCGCAAACTGAACTAGATAACTAGTTCAACAGAATCGGTGGGGGGCGGGGTTTCCTCCCCTGCCCCGCTCCCCCACTTCTGTTTTCTGCTATCATCTCAGGCGAGGTAACTGATGTCGATTTCTAACTACGCAGAAAACAAACTGCTCGATACCCTTCGCGCTCAATCGTTTTCGGTGAGCAACGTCTACGTGAAGTTGCACACTGGTGACCCTGGTGAGGCTGGCACGAGCAACGCAGCCACAGAGACAACCCGTGAAGAAGTCACGTTCTCTGCCGCATCCAGCGGTTCGATGGCGTCATCTGCGACAGTTGAATGGACGAACGTTTCTACCACGGAAACCTATTCGCATTTCTCGCTGTGGGACAACTCGACTGCGGGCAACTGTCTGTGGACTGGTGCGTTGTCTTCGTCTGCTTCGGTCACCGCTGGCGACACTTTCCAAATCACTTCGCTGACGCTGACCCTCGATTGAGGTGAGGTAGCCGCATGGCTACTGGCGTCACCGACTTCACGTTCGGATTCACCGACACTCCTGGCTTTCGGGAGTTCGAGGAAGTACCGAACTACGCGTACCGCAAGGTCGTCTATTTTGCGTCACCGTACAAGACGACGCAGGGTTTCTATCGCGGTCTAGTCGTCGTTGAGCGCACTGCTTCAGCAGCAGGTACAGGGTCGTCAACTGCGCAACGTCTAGTTCTATCGCTGCGTACTGCGACAGGTTCAGGGTCAGGGTCATCATCGACCACTACTGTGCTGGTGGCGAAGCGCACGGCACTCGCCGCTGGTACGGGTACGCAGACCGCTGAGGGTGAGCGTGTCGTTCCACGGTCCGCCACTGCGAGTGGTCAAGGCACCACTGGGGGTGGTGCGACTGGTTTGCACATCGCACCCCGTACCGCAACAGGTTCGGGCACGGGCGCTTCCAGCGCACAGCGCAACGTGGTTCGTGCGTACACAGGCTCAGGGTCTGGCACAGGCACCCAGACGGCGACAGGGCTGCGTATCGTGCCCCGCACCGCCACAGCATCAGGCACAGGCACACAGACAGCCGACGGCGAAGTCACCCGTGCACGCACCGCCACAGCATCGGGGGCAGGTGCGTCGAGCGTCAGCCAACTGCACATCGCACCGCGCACCGCCACGGGCACGGGCGCAGGGTCGTCGGTTGTCGTCAAAGTCATTACCCGTTTCCGTACCGCTACCGCATCGGGTACGGGTGGCAGGGAGATTGTTTCGGCTCGCGTCGCCCAACGCAGCGCCTCCGCATCTGGCACGGGCACGAGCAGCAACAGCATCATCAAACTGCTGCTGTTCCGCCCACCAGCAACCACCGAGATTGCCGCCGCCGACCGTGACGACATGTCGATTGCGGGTCGCCTGTTCCGCTACGCGCAACCCACCTACGCTGGCAGCAACGTCTACAAGTTGACCGACGGAACCTACACTACGGTAGAGCAGCGGGACTACACGCTCATTGCCAAGATTTACTACGGCGGCTCCCAGAACTTTGTGACACAGGAAGAAAAGGATGACTTGATTGCGGCAGGCTACGGTAGTTACGTCTCATGAGCACCTTTAGACCGCCAACCGACGACTTCATGGTGTTGGGTATCCCACCGAAGGAGTTCGATTCTCAGGAGGTTCGGTTGGCGTATTCGCTGTTCAAACATTTCGATGCCGAACCTCGCGGCAGGAACGTCTTCCTGTTGACGAACGGCACCTACACGGAGAACGAACCAAACGACATCACCACCATCTCCAAGGTGTATTGGGGTGGCACCGACAATCAGGTGACGGCTGATGAGGTTGCTAGTCTTACTGCGGCAGGTTACGGCGCATACATCTCGTAGGGGAAAATGAAACACGCAGAGACGCATCCTGATTTAGATACACCTGGCTGTTTTGCTTGCCGTATCAGCCATGTGCGGATGTCTGGTTCTGCGATGCCGACCCGCAAAAACGTGCAGCAGTTGAACGCCAAAGAGAAACAGTTGGACAAAGACTTGGATGCCTACAAGCGGATACGTCGCACGGGTGGGCAGCCAATGAAGATTGACGGGTCAGCGAAACTGGAGAAGACCGCGGATTGAACTACCAGTCTTGGCGTGGTTTCCCCGACCCCAAATACGGGTACGGGTCAATGCTCAAAGGGTTCGTTGACAACGCACCCACCGACGTAACCCTGCACGACCACGCCGACGTGATGGTGTTTATGATGCAGCCGTTCCAAATCAAACACTTTTACGCAGGTCAACACAAGACGTGTTTTACGATGTGGGAGTCAGACACCCTGCCCGAGCGTTTCATTGACTGGCTACCCGCATACGACCAGGTAATCGTTCCCTGCACCCACAACCTTGAACTGTTCTCGAAGCATCATCGAGACGTGAAACTTGTTCCGTTGGGGGTGGATGTGGAACGGTGGAAACCGAAGAAAAGGGCCGCGAACCACAGATTCAGGTTTCATGCTGGCGGGTCACAGTGGCTGCGCAAAGGTTTGGACATCGTGTTGAAGGCGTTCATCATGGCTGACCTCGACGCCGAGTTGCACCTGAAACCGAACCCTGAAGCGTTCGGGGTACCCGAACTGGACCTGCCAGATAACGTGTTTTTGCACCGCGGCTGGTTCACCGACGACCAAACCCTCGACTTTTTCCGTAGCGCAGACTGCTGGATAGCGGCAACCAGGGGCGAAGGTTTCGGCTTGATGCCGTTGCAGGCGATGGCGTGCGGGGTGCCGACGATTATGAACGCGGCATCAGGGCAAGGCGACTTTGCGCATCTCGCCCCCATCGTCATCTCCCACAAGCCAGCCGAATCGCATTACGGCGGGATGTGGGATGAATCCGACCCGCGGGAACTAGCCGAGGCGATGCGCGAAATGTACACAAACCACGACAAACACCTTGGTTGGGCTAAGGCTACGGTACCGAAACTGGCTGACTGGTCGTGGGCTTCGGCAGCCCGAAAACTCACAGACACCCTTCCCGTAGGGTCGTTGATTGCCGACCCCGTGTTCAAACATGCGACCGTCTGGTATCGGGTCACCCTTGACCGCAACCTTCAATGCGACATCGCAGACAAAACCTACAGGTTCACGAAGGGTGTTCCGATGCGTGTGTCGGAAGGGGTGCTTGACGTGGTGCGTGCAGCAGGATACGTTGATTCGTACACTATGGAGGTCACATGAAGAAAGACAAAATGAAGAAAGTTATGGGAGAGTACAAGCGCGGCACCCTGAAGTCTTCTTCAGGCAAGAAGGTCAAGTCGCGCAAGCAGGCAATCGCCATCGGAATGTCGGAGGCCCGCCGTGCAAAAAAGAAGTAAGAAGGCGTTCTGGGACAAAAAGAACCCGAACAAAAAGTCGAAGCCTCTCGGCCCCAAGCAGAAGGCTGCCGCCAAGCGGCGTGCCGCTGACGCTGGGCGCCCGTACCCGAACCTCGTGGACAACGCTTGGGCGAAACGCCAATGAGCATCAACTATCGCGGTGAACGATTCGCTGGCTACAACAAGCCAAAAGCCACCCCGAGCCACCCGAAGAAATCCCATGCCGTGCTCGCCAAATCGGGCGACCAGGTGAAGTTGATTCGCTTCGGGCAGAAGGGCGTCAAGGGTTCCCCCGAGGGCACTGCCCGCAACAGGGCTTTCAAGGCTCGTCACGCGAAGAACATTGCCAAGGGCAAGATGTCGGCAGCGTATTGGGCTGACCGCGTGAAGTGGTAGTCTTTCAGCAGAGGTGCCCACTATGAGCAAGTACAAGACCAAGAAAGCCAAGATGCGTCACGAGAAGTCTGAGTCCAAGAAGGAACAGATGATGGAGTACGGTCGCGTCAAGCGCAAAGGGAAGAAGAAGTAATGCCTCTCCCGAAGATGAAGAAGGGTGACGTCAACGCGCCGATGCGCGGCAAGAAGTCACCGAAGATGCGTGCAGCGACACCGAAAGCCAAGAAGGGTAAGCGTACCCGCAAGACCTCGGCGAAAGCACAGGCAGGTTCGTTCCCAGGATACGGGAGTTACACCTACTAGATGACGACGGTTGCGACGGTCCTGAACAGGGCTTCGCGTCAGATGTTGGCAGGGGTCGTTGAAGAACGCAACAAGTTGGCGTCAAGCCTCGATAGCAGCACGACAAGTGTTGTTCTGTCTTATGACCTCGGCGGCTTTCGTGCTGGTTCTGTATTCGAGATTGAGTCAGAACTCTTTTATGTTTGGGAAGCGAACACCGCGACTAAGACGCTCACGGTGGAACGAGGGTTCAACGGAACGACAGCTGCGGCTCACTCAGCCAACGTACTTGCTACGCTCTCTCCGCGTTTCCCGCGGGCGCAAATGTTCGATGCGGTCAACGCCGAACTAGACGACCTCTCCTCAACGATGAACGGGTTGTTCCGTGTCGTCACCACCGATTTGACGTACAACGGTTCGGACCGACAAATCGACATCACCTCATCTGGAACGATTATCGAACTCCTTGATGCGCGTCTGCGCTATCTGGCAGACGACCATCCTGTGCTCGGCTATGTGCGCCTGCAAACTGGTTTGCCGACCACCGATTTCGCGTCGGGTAACACGCTCGTGTTCGATGAGCCTGTGATGGCTGGTACGGTCCGCGTCCGCTACAAGGCCCCGTTCACTCGCGCCACCTCAGAATCCTCGGACCTGACCACGAACTGTTTCCTGCCAACCACTTGCGATGACATCGTGGAAACTGGCGTGATTCTGCGGATGATGAACGGGCGTGAAATCAAACGGAACTTCACGGAATCACAGTCGGATACCCGTCGGGCGAACGAGGTCCCACCTGGGGCGGTGCGTGATTCGATGCAGAATCTTGCCCGTTTGCGTCGCGAGCGCATCATTGCCGAAGCCGCACGATTGAAGGCGCAGTACCCAATCAAGTTTAGGAAGTAGCCGATGGCTACGCTTACGCGTTTCAAGGACGCGTTCAAACCAGCGACCGCGTTCTACACGGGCACTGGTGCGACGCAACTCGTACCCGATGTTTTCCCTGTCGCCATCAACGGGCGACCGTACATGATTGACACTGCGGCGAACTCTTTCACGCGACAGTACGACGCCCGTGTCCGCGATTCGGTGGACCAGTCAACTGAGCCTGGCGAGTCGGCGTTGAACCCGCAGGGGTTGTGGCGTCGTTCGCAGTCGTCGTGGCACTATGGGGCTGGGCAGCAGTATTCGGATACGGCTGACGCTGAGGCGTACAGGTTCTATTCGAGCAAGGGTGTTGACCCGTGGACTAAGGGCCGCTTGTCGTTGTTGAAGGATACGACGAACGTGTATTCGACTTCGGGTACGAATCTGTATGCGACGACTGCTGGCAGCCGCCTGTATGGGACCGATGGGCAGGCGGTGAAGTACACGACGGATTTTGTGACGGTTACTACGGTGACTGGTACGGCGGCGTCGAATCTGTATTCGATTACGTCGGATGGTTACAACGTGTTTTATTCGTATGCGAATGGTGACATCGACCAGACGACCGCAGGCATCTCCACTTCGTCGGCGTACATCACTGGTATTGAGGCGGGGAAACTTGCGTACGTCAGGGGCCGTCTGATGGTTGCTGGTCAGGGTTCGGACAAGCACAAGATTTGGAACATCACCACCACACCAACTTCTAGCGCAAACAACCCGTCGCCTCTCTACACGCATCCGAACACGAACTTCACGTGGGTCGGGTTCGCTGGCGGACAATCCCACATCTACTGTGCGGGTCATTCGGGGAACTTCTCGCTTATCTACAAGACACAAATCAAGGCAGATGGCACAGCCCTTGACATTCCGACGGTGGCTGGTGAACTCCCGCAAGGAGAAATAGTCCAAGCAATCTACGGGTATCTCGGCTACATCATCATCGGCACGAACACAGGATTCAGGTTCTGCTCGGCTGATGACGCAGGGAACCTCGTCATCGGTCCGCTCGTCACCATTGGTGGTGCGGTTGGCGCGTTCGCTGGCATCGGCAAATACATCTACTTCTCGTGGACCAACTTCGATTCCACCTCGACTGGCATCGGACGCATGGACATCAGCGTGTTCATCTCCCCGAACCAGCCTGCGTACGCCTCCGACCTGATGGCTACCGCCCAGGGTACGGTGTTGGATGTCCACGAGTTCAACGACGCGCCGATGTTCACCGTGTCTGGGCATGGCGTCTATACGCCACACGCCACCAACCTCGTCGCCTCTGGCTACCTGCGGTCAGGTATCTACCGTTGGGGTGTACCAGACCCGAAGATTGTCGCCAAACTCGACCTGCGTGCCCTACCTCTCGACGGTTCGGTGACCCTAGCCATCTCGAACGATGGCGCAGATTTCCACGAGTTCACCGCCTGGACCGCCTCCGACCAGAAAGAAGCAACGGTCGAAGGGCTGGAGGACAAAGCGTTTGAGGCCGAGATAAAGGTGACGTTGGAGAGGAACTCGACGAACTCGGCTTTGGGTCCGATTCTGACCCGCTGGATGGCGAGGGCGTTCGTCGCTTCGCTACGCAGCCAGATTTTCACCGTACCCCTACTCATGCACCACAAACTTCAGATTGGCGGCAGGGAGTATTGGCAGGACGTGAACAACGAGATGCGGCTACTGCGCGACCTGGTGGACACCCCGAAGGTCATCGTCTATCAGGAGAACGAGGAGACGTTCCCCGTGGTCATTGAGAACGTTCAATGGCAGGCTTTGAATCGGTCCTCGGCTCAGGCGAACTGGGATTGGGAGGGTACGGCTATTGTGGTCATGCGGTCCATCCGCTAGTGCTATGATGAGGAACCAATGGCAGCAGTAACTCGCAGACAGTACAAGGGCGCAGCCGCGCAGACGACCATTACCAACGCGCTTGCGTCTGGTGACACGTCGATTACGATTGCGGCGACGACGGGTTGGCCTTCGTCTGCTGGTGTGCCGTTCTATGTGGTCATCAGTCCTGGGACTGCTGCTGAGGAGAAGTGCACGGCAACCATCTCGGGTTCCACCCTGACCCTTACCCGTGCGCAGGATGACACGACCGCCCAGAGCCATGCTTCGGGTGCGACCATCTACCCCGTGTTCAGTGCGGATGATGCTGATGAGGCGAACTTTTTGGCTTCTCGTTGGACTACGAAGGGTGACCTTGTTTCGTTCAATGGTACGGATGTTGCCCGTCTTGGGGTCGGTACGAACGATTATGTGTTGACGGCTGATTCGGCTGAGACGACGGGGTTGAAGTGGGCTGCGATTCCTGCTTCGGTTGACATTCTCCAAATACAAGTCTTCAGTTAGGATAGGAGAACATGGCTACATTCACGAAAAAGAAACTGTCTGGTTCAACGGATGGTAAAGCAATCAAGGTGACGGGTACGTCTACGTCTGCGACGGTGACGGTGCATACTGCTGTTGCTGGTACGACTGTGGGTACGTTTGATGAGATTTGGTTGTATGCGAACAATACGTCGGCGTCGAGTGTGAAGTTGACGATTGAGTGGGGTACTGCTACTGCGGCTGATGGGAACATTGAGTTGACGGTGTTGCCTGAGGCTGGTTTGGTGACGGTGATTCCTGGTTTGGTTTTGCAGAATGGGATGGTTGTGAAGGCGTTTGCTGCGACGGCTGACGTTATTTTGTTGACTGGGTTTGTCAACGCGATTGCGGCGTAACTGATGGCTACGGCTCGCCGTCAACTTGGGTATGTGTCGTCGCAGTCGTCTCAGGCTGTGTTTGCTTCGCAGACTCTTGCTGTCGATTTTTTGCTTGTCGGCGGCGGCGGTGGTGGCAGTCGCGGCAACACGAGCCTCCCAGGTGCAGGCGGCGGTGGCGGCGGTTTCGTCACGGGTTCAGGGATTATCGGTAAGACGACTTACACGGTGAAGGTTGGCGCGGCAGGCGCGGGAAGTACTAGCACTCTTGTTTCTGGGCGAAATGGTACGGCGTCCGCGTTTATCAACTCCGCGAACGGTGGTGGTGGCGCAGGTTCAACCACGGAGAATGTGGGCAACTCTGGGCAAATCGGTGGTTCTGGCGGCGGTGGTTGCCGTGACCAGGCTGGCGGCACGGGCATCAGTGGCGAAGGCAACAATGGTGCAGCAGGCGCGGGTGAAGGCACGGCTGGCGGCGGCGGCGGTGCTGGTGGCGCAGGTTCGGGCACTACAGGCGGCGCAGCATCAACGAACTCATACACGGGCACGAGCATTAGTTATTCGGGTGGTGGCGGTGCGGGCGCTAGTGGTACGGCGGGTACCAATGCTGGCGCGGGTGGTTCACCAGGTGGTGCTGGTACTGCAAACCGTGGTGGCGGAGGTGGCGGTGGTGCCACGTCACAGAACGGTGGCAACGGTGGTTCAGGTCGTGTCGTAGTGCGTTGGCTCACCGCCGATGGCGCCAACTTCACCATCACATCAACAGGTTCACCGACCACAGGCACAGACGGTTCGTACACCTACTATGCGTGGGATTCCACGGGAAGTTTGACATTGGCGTAACATGGCACACTTCGCAAAGGTCGAGAACGGTATCGTGCGTGAAGTCATCGTCGTCGGCAACGCCGACGCACCAACCGAGGCCGCAGGCAAAGCGTTTATCGCTGCTTGTGGTATTGCTGGTGAGTGGGTGCAAACGTCGTACAACAGCAACTTTCGTGGGAAGTTCGCTGGTATTGGCGACACCTACGATGTCGAGAATGATGTGTTCGTTTCACCGACTGTTGAGGTAGCGGGATGAGTCGTTCGTATTTGGGTTATGTGTCGTCGCAGACGACTGACACGGTGAACATCATGGAGTACGGTGTGGCGACGGGTGGCTCGTCGTCGTCTATTACGGTGGGTGGTGTGAACTACACGCTTCTCACCTTCACATCTAGTTCTACTTTGACGGTGACGAAGGCTGGACTGTTTGATGTGCTGGTCGTTGGCGGCGGTGGGTCAGGTTCAGATAACGGCGGTTCTTTTGATAAAGGTCAAGGCGGCGGCGGTGGTGGCGGTGTTTGCGAAGGCACTCTTTATTTGACGGCCAACGCACAAGTAATCGTTGGTGCTGGTGGTGCGCTGTATCGCAATAATGGCAACACATCTGTTGTGCAAGAAATGTGCGGTGTCGGTGGCGGTTACGGCGGCTATGACGGTGCTGGTGGTCAAGGCGGTAGTGGCGGCGGTTCAACGACTGCCGTATCATCTGCTGGTACTACAAACATCGGCAACGCTGGCGGTCAAGGTGTTACAGGTATTGACAACGGCGGCGGTGGTGGCGGCGGTGCTGGCGCAACAGGCGGCAATGCCAGCAGTACTACGGGTGGCGCAGGTGGCGCAGGGCAAGACATTTCGGCGTTTCTAGGTGAAACTGCTGGCACGACCTACAAAGGCGGTGGTGGTGGTGGTGGCGGTAATACGGCGGCGGCAGGCGGCACAGGTGGCGGCGGTAATGGCGCACGCAAGAGCGTTTCTAATGCTGTTGCTGGCACGGCAAACTCAGGCGGTGGCGGTGGTGGCGGTGCGTTCGGTATGGGCGGCACACCGAACGGCGGCTCAGGCATCGTCTATGTAAGGTTCAAGGTCTGACAATGGCTCACTTCGCACGCATAGAAGGCAACACCGTTCAACAGGTAATTGTCATCGCCAACGACGACTGTGGCGGCGGCGACTTCCCTGCGTCAGAAGCCGCAGGTCAAGCGTTTATCGCCAACACACTCAAACTCGCAGGCGAATGGAAACAAACAAGTTATTCGGGAAGTTTCCGTGCCAAGTACGCTGGTATCGGTGACCGCTACGACGCAGAACTAGACGAGTTCGTCACACCAGCCGTCGAACCGACGGAATAACTAATCCAACGGCGTCTCGTCGTCACCCCACAACGACAACACCCACAACAACAACGCAATCGGCACAAACAACACCAACCCCACCCCAACCAAAAAAACTAGAAACAAATCACGCACACCTAACATCGTAGTGTGCTCACCCTCCTCGCAATCATCCTACCCCTCACCCCAGTCCACTGCCACACCACAGGCGAACGCTGGGAAGACCCCCGCAGCACGGAGGAACTACTAGAAATAGGGGCAGTAGAACTCTGCAACGGCGGAGGCATACGACAAGGCTCAAAAATCACCGACGAACAACGCCAAGTCGTCAACACCATCATCGTCGTAACAGTCGTAGCCGCCGCAACGACTAGTATCAGACGCAAATGAAACGCCTCCTCGACTACGTGAAAGAAAACTCGTGGACCGTCGCAGGCATCGGCTTGGTCCTCATCACCCTCTCAGGCCCCACCCTCAAACAAGCCCTATGGATAAGCGGCGTAGCACTGGTGCTACACTCGGTCCTAACGTTCACAGGGGGCAAGGATGAATGAAGTCATGTTGAAAGCAAACGCAACCGTAGCCAAGTTCCTCGACCTCGGACAACGCCTGTTCTCCCTGTTCCTCGCCAACGCCCTACCCGCCGTCACAGGTGGCGCGGTCATCGGCGTGTCGGTCGCCAAGTCCGCTCTCCTCGCAGGATTCATGGCGGTGGTACAGGTCATCCAGAAACTTGCCGCCGCATCCACTGACGGCGAGTTGACAAAGGAAGAAATCCAAGAAGCGTTCGGGAAGAAGTAATGCCCGACAAATACCCCGTCGTCAAAGTCACCCTATGCACCCACCTGAAAGGGGTAAAACCTGGTGAACTCGCTCCCGAACTTCTTCGCGGCATTGAAGGCAAAGGCAAACTCCATCATTGTGCGGCTGACGCATACGAAGCAATGGACGCAGCAGCCAACGCCGAAGGAATCGACCTCTCCCCAACCAGCCAAGCCGACACGTACCGTTCGCTCGAAACCCAAGAGTACGGCTTCTACCAAAGGCACACGGACAAACCAGGCAAGAAACTCCTCAAGCAAACGCCGCGCATCTACAAAGGGAAAGTCTGGTACCTCAAAAAAGGGTTAGCGCCAATGGCGGTTCCAGGCACCAGCAACCACAACCTCGGCATCGCCATCGACATCGCCCACGCCTCAGGCAAACGCTTGGAGTGGCTGCTCAAACACGCACAGTCATTCGGCTTCTCATGGGAAGTCCAGTCCGAGCCGTGGCATCTGCGTTACGTCACGGGCGACAACGTGCCCACCCGCGTCAAAGAGTGGCTCGCGAACAAGCCGACTGAGGCATAATGGATGGGGGCTGGGCGCTCGTCTTGGCTGCCGTAGTCACGGCAGTCGGAGGTGTAATCGTCGGAGTCCTCCAGCAGTTCAAGAGAGAAAACCACGACGACCACGCCTACGTCCGCGGGGTCCTCACGATGCTGTACAAGTCCCAGAACCGTATCGAAACGAAGGTGGACCGAGTTGACGAACGGCTCACCCGTCATCTAGATTCTCATGCCTCGGAGGGGATGCTTGACAATGGGCGAACAGTTCACCAAAATGGAGTTGAAAGCACTAAGCAGGTTTCTTCGTAAGGTCTACCCAGGGGTGACCGAGCAAGACGACTTGTGGAATCTGATAGCCAAAGTCGAACAACTCGCAAAGGGGAAACATGCACGACCCGACCGCAGGCGCGGAGATTCTTCTCCGAGCGCATGAACTGATTACACGCGACAGGCAGAACGCCTACTCGCATCCGCTCGAAGACTATTCGCGCACAGTCTCCATCTACAACGCACTCAAAGGCGACGATGTGATGACCGCCGAAGACGGCATCCTGTTCATGGTGTGCGTCAAACTGTCGCGGCTGATGAACGAACTTGACAACCATCTCGACATCCCCGACAACATCATCGACCTCGCAGGATACGTCGGCTGCCTCCAGATGGTACGCGAAGCATCAAGTCGTACGACAGCAGAACTCGCCCGCATGTTCAAGACTGGCGAGACGTACGCCGAGTGAAGAACAGCGCCTGGGACATCAAGTCCAACACCTTCAACTTCGCGGAGGATTTGAAGTACGGGCAGATGGGCGAGAAACGAATCCGCAACATGCTGGAAAACCTCGTCGAAGGTTCGTTCGAAGTGAAAGCAGACCGCTACCGCAACGGGAACATGGCAATCGAGATGCGCCAAAACCCGCGACGCTCAGGCAAATGGGTACGCTCAGGGCTACAAGTCACCAAGGCACAGTGGTGGGTGTACATCTTCTCGATGGATGGCGGCTTCATCATCGTCGCCGTCGACCGCCTGAAACGTTTCATCGACGCGAACAAGGACACGTTGGAAACCCGCGACTTCGCCCGCCGTTCGGACAACCCCGCGTGGGGCTACCTGTTGAAACCCGCCGACGTCTGCGCTTTACTGTATGACCAGAGGTACGACGCATGACCCCGAAAGCCTGCCCGTGGTCGCTGGTGGCTATCCACTGGACTGACGCGTTCGACTCCAGCAACGGCTGGATAGACATGAAGGACTACAAACCGAAACCCTGCGAAGTGGTATCGGTCGGCTGGCTATGGCCCGACATCCTTGAAGGCTACGTTTCCATCACTGGCTCTTACATGCCCGACGAACTCCCCGAAATGGACACTATCGGCATGGTCACCCACATCCCCCTCGGCATGGTCAACAAGGTCGTAGTGCTCGGCACCCCCGAATTGTAATGAAGTACTGCCCCAAGTGCCACACCACTAAACCCAAGACGGAGTTCCGTTCAGACAAATCACGCCATGACGCGCTGGCCAGGATGTGTAGGCCTTGTCACAAAAAACACGATAAAGCAAAGTATCAAAAAAATCGGGCGGCCAGAATTGCGGCTCAACGGCGATTTCGAAACAGCCATCTTCCACGTCTCCGAGCGGAAGCGCGAGCGCGCTATTGGAACAATCGTGAGCGCAATGTTTCCTATCAACGGGACAGATACAAAAGTCAACGCGAGCAAAGGATTAGAGACCAAGTACAATACGTACAGAGACGAAGAGCCAAAAAACTTCAGGCTGGCGTTTTCAAAGTAACAGCAAAAGAACTTAGGCGAATACGCAACAGCCCCTGCTACATGTGCGGTGGCCGATTTGAGCACATAGACCACATCATTCCCCTTTCCAGGGGTGGCCGACATTCAATAGGCAATCTTGCCCCTGCCTGCGCCGCCTGCAACCTCAAAAAAGGCTATAAGTACCTTGTCGAAATGAGAAACTTGACAATGTGACTCCCCTCCTGTACGGTGAAGTACAGAACATCACAACTAAGAGAAAGGCACGGTAATGATTACCCGAATCGCTAAACCTGCGCACGGTTCGCAGGAATGGTTGAACATCCGCTGGAGGAACGAGAACGGTGAAGCCCGTATCGCAGCGTCGGCGTGCGCCGCGGTGCACGGACAGCACGCGTTCGTCACACCAGCCGACCTCGCCACCGAACTCCTCGCGGAGAACCCGCCGCAACCGAAGGCGCCGAACTCGGCGATGCTTCGCGGCACCACACTCGAAGCACCCATCCGCGAATGGGCAGGCACCCTGCTCGGTCACCCCCTGACCGAGCCAGATGTCCTGTTCGCATACGACGAACCAGGAGTACGGCTCATCGCCACCATCGACTCCATGTCCGAAGACGGCAGGGTGTTCGAACAGAAAACGACGAACAAGATTTGGCGCGGCAAACTCCCCGACTACTGGTATTGGCAGGGCGTACAGCAAGCCATCTGCACGGGCGTCTCGGAGATTACGTGGGTCGTCTTCGACTCGACCCTCGACCTTCACTTCCATGTGCAGGGCGTGTCAAGCGACGAGAAACAAACCCACATCGACAGGTGCCGCACGTTCCTCGCGGCTATCGACATGGGCATAATGCCAGACAACGCCGTCGTCGAATACCGTCACATTCAGGAAAGATTCCCCGAAGGCAAAGGCGGCGCAGACGCAGCAGTCGACCTCCCGCAGGACGCGCTCGCGCTCATCGAACGCTACCTACTCGCCAAAGAACAGAAGGCTCAGGCTGAACAGTCCGAGGATTTGGCGAAGGCACAACTGTGCGAGATGCTCGGCGACTCCGAGTACGGTCTGATGCAAGACCAGTTGCTCGTCACATGGAAGACGGCGACACGCACATCGTTCGACGCCAAGAAGTTCGAAGCGGAGCATCCTGCTCTTGCTGCGAAGTACAAGAAACAATCAACGTACCGCACGTTCCGTGTGGTCGGAAAGGAAAAATAAGCCATGCGATTCAACCTTGACAACTACGAGACAGTGGAGACACGGCTCGCAAAGTTCTGGGCACAGTTCCCGAACGGGCAAGTCTTCACCGCCATCCACCACTACGACGACAACAAAGTCGTGTTCCGTGCAGAAATCTACAAGGACATCTCCGACCCGCGCCCCGTCGCAACGGGGTACGCCGAAGAGGTACGCGACCTGTCACCCGTCAACAAAACATCCCACGTAGAAAACGCCGAGACCTCCGCAATCGGCAGGGCTTTGGCGAACTACGTGTTCCAATCCAAGACGGCGCCACGCCCGTCACGTGAGGAGATGCAGAAGGTCGCAAGACAGGACACACCGAAGCCTGCGCCCGCTGTGGACATGTTGACGAAGTTCCGTGAGGCGTGCGCGAAGAACGCGCTCGACCCCGAGCAGGTCGCAACCGAGGCGGGCGTCAACCTTGCCACGCTCAGCGATGCGGACATGCCGAAGTTGCGTGACAAGTTCAACCAACTGAAGCAGGCACCCACCGCGAAGGATGTCGCCGACGCCGAGACGTTGATTGAACAAATCCGTGAAGCGTTCCCATCCGCGGAACAGATTGCCGACACCCCACAAATCAAAGACCCAGACGCCGAGGCGACGAAGGCACAAATCGGAAAGATTCGCGCCATGCTCTCAGCCAAAGGCGTCGGCTCGTACACCGACAAGATTGAAAAGGTGAAGGACTTGTTGAACAAGCCGCACCTCAACAGGTTGGAACAGTTGACCAAGGGTGAGGCGAACAAAGCCATCCTGATTATCGAGGGAATGAAGTGACCACAACCGCAGATTTTCTTGTAAGTCTTCCGACACTCGGCGGCGTTCGCGCACGACTCGGGCTGTTCGCCAGTCGAACTGAACGCGGAGAACTCAACACGTTACTGAACGACGCATACAACGAAATGGGTTTGCTGTATGCCGAGATTGCCAGACTGCAAACAGCACTCGCAGAGAAAGACAAAGGCAATGACCGATGAACGCAAAGGGGAATGTCAAGGCAACAAGGACAAATGTTCCTTGGACAACTGCCCGCTGTTTGGCACTCTGGGAAGACCCGACCGACGTGGCGTACGAAGAGTTAGAGGGTGTTCCGACCCTGCCGCTCGCGGTCGCCGAAATCGGACTAAAGGGGATGCGAAGGCGCGTCGTGCCCGTAAGAAGTTGGGGTTGGGCGGTCACCTTACACGTCACGAAGAGAACTGGGCTGGTGCTTTTCGTACCGAAATCAAAGCAGGCTTACA